CTTCTGAAATATGCTAACACTGATGATGAAAAGATTATCTGCAGGCTAACCGATGCAGCCGGAGTATCGATATTTATGACGGATCCCTGGGACGGCGATGGCGGCGAATTTGAGGCCATAAAGGTATATGACGCGGAAAGCCTGGCGGAGGTGATACTGCATGCCAGAAGGCGCGTTGAACAGCTGCACAAGGCCACAGTTGATAAGCTTCTAAAGGATGGTCTCGAGAAGCTATACGTCGATCAATAGACCAGCTCACCAGGAAAGCTTAAAGGCCCCGGCATTGCGTCCGGGGTTTTTTATTGCCTGCCCGGTGACGCTGTACATTTCATCAATCAACCTGACATCGATGCCAGCTCCGGCGCTATGCTGCCCGGCTAGCCTGGTGGATCATTGCCTGGCCTGGATCCTGGTTTGGCCTGGTGGATGTTCTCTCGGCTTTCCCTGGGGCTTGTCTGGATGTCTGGCCGATCAGTTACCCGGCGACATCGAGGAAGGATATAGGTGCACCACAAGGCACCCCTCGCCTGGTTATTTTTTACGTCACGCTAATCAAATATCTGCGCAGCTGGTGGATCCTTTGCAGCTATTTCCCTTCGCTTTGACCAATTAGGTCTGAGCTTTATTAGAGATTATTATGCATTCCCTGGGGCTTAGCTTTTATCTGTGCTGCTGATCGGATCCTGGTGCCTGCTAATCATAAGAATAAGGCAGATCCAGGCTAAAATTTTACCCCGGCGAGTGCCACCCCCCCCTCCCACCGGTATCGTATACAACACCCTCCCAATTTTAGGAAAATATGGACTGTAAAGTGGGCCGAGCATAGTCCCAAAGCTATCCGAGGTATTTGTACTGTCACCTATATTCTTGAATACGTAATGATATCATGGGATTAGGTTACATGGCTATTGACTAGGGTATTAGTTTAGGTTACTGTTAAGGTAACTTTTTAGTAGTGAGTATGGTATGAACGAAGTTAGCGTAGGTTTTACCCTTCAGTATGATCATTATCTAGACTTTGATGAGTCTGATGGCCTGGTGCTTCAGTTATTCGCTGGAGAGGCTATTGCTAATGATCCTGTAGAACTGACTATACCCTTTGAAGAGCTATTCCAGGAGATGATGGTAGAGGGTAAGCAGGATCTAGACTATCAGTTTCTGTATAATATGGCCCATGAGTTTAATCGTTACTCAGAGCTAGCCAGAGAGGCTGCTAGGATGATCGAGGATAGCTCATCTTCGTTAGAGGATATGTATGGGTTGGATTGCGGGGATCTAGATTGAGCCTATTCCCTCCACAAGACACGATAGATAAAATATCTACAGGACAGACAGGTCGGCTTGGCGAATTGTTGGCCTCGTATTACCTGGAAATGTATGGGATTGGTACAGAGATCATTAGAGGTATTGGTAGTGATCTTTGGTGCAGAAGATCTGATGGTATGATGTTTACGTGTGAGGTTAAGACTTGCCACATTCCTTACGTTCAGACCTCTTCTTGTACCATGCCTTCCTATAGGTTTCATATTCATTCTGATGTCCAGCGGTCAGCTGATATCCATGCTTTGGTAGCGTTAGATATTGGAGGTGTTCATTTTATGAATACCTCTGAGCTACCTGCAGGCGGTAAGAAGATACTGAAGGCTCATCATTTCAATGAGAGCTGGATATTCCCGAGCTTAGAGACTGCCTTAAAGAGTGTAGTAGAAAATAAGAAAGCAGCCTAGCGGTTAAGCCAGACTGCTTGATTGAATACAGGATTAGTAGGGTGGTTATATATATACCGGCCCGAACAACTAAGTTCGATTATATCATGGATTACCCATTTTGTAAATCCCCAAAAAACAGTTAAGTGATTGACTTTGATTGCTTAATTTGAGATAATGTACTTATAGGCCCCAATGATCAACTTATATTATATCCGTGCAGCCATCGAGGCTAACACCGGTATCCGCCTTAGTCTCTCCGAAGTTCGTACATACCTTGTTGAAGAAGGTTTGATAACTCAGCGGCAAGCTGACGAGGAAGCTAAGACGTTTACTGGTTACGGCGATATGTTCACCTTTGATGATGCATCTCGAGTTACTGAGGATTTTGATCAGAACATGGGGCTACCTGATAGTTATGTGTCTTAGGAGAGACTTATGAATAAAGCAAAGTGCGGTGCATCTAACCCAGCTGCTAAGGCTAAGCCAAAAATGAATATGGGCGGTTACATAAAGATCGATAAGAAGAAACCAATGGGTGCGGCCAAAGGCGGCTACATGAAGAAGAAGTAATGTTTGTTGGGGTATTACTTCTCTGTATGTCCGTGACCGATGTTTCGAGTTGTGACGTACAGATGAAACCCAATACTTTCTACTCCACTCGAAAAGAGTGTGCAGGAGAAATGTTTAATATCGCTAAATACGCAGCGAATAGACTGCAAATGGTGACCAAGCCCTACTGTTTCAAACTACAAGGGAAAAACATCTAGCATACTTCAGGGGGGAGTGATGCTTGCAGAAATTGCGATGGCAAACGCTGCCTTCAGTGTAATTAAATCCGCTGTACAGAATGGTAGAGAATTAGCTCAATGCGGTAAATCAATCAGTGATTTTTTAAGCGCAGAAGACAGTCTCAAAGACAAAGCTGAAAGCGATAAGAAGTCTATCTTTAAGAAGGTGATGGGTAAAGACACTGCCGACTTCGAAAGCTTCTTAGCCTTAGATCAGATTAAGGAACAGCGTAGGCAGCTTGAAAGTCACATGCGGCTCTACGGACGCCCTGGATTGTATGATAGCTGGGTAGAGTATCAGGGGCAGGCTAGGAAGGCCCGTAAAGCGGCGGAGAAGCAGCGCCAGAAGGAACGGGAAGAGCTTATAGAAGCTATCTCTATTTTTGCCGGAGTTATTCTTATTTTCGGTCTGGCAATAGGCGGTGCCTACCTTTTCTACAAATACAAGATGTAATGTTGATCTATTGCATAGCGGGTATTCCACTAAAGGTAGATCTAAACCTTTGTTAATCATGTTATAATTACCTTAGTTCAACTAAGGAGACTAACATGAACTTCATTAAATCTATATTCAACAGCATCTCTCGAGCACAACAAGCCCGTGTTCATTACTGGCAGCTGCAAAATCTCACAGACAAAGAGCTCCGAGATATTGGAATTACCCGAGGCCAGATCCGAGGTATTCTAGCTGAGGAGATGAAACGATAACCACTAAATGGAACCGTTATGCCTACGACGAAGAATGTTGAGAGATTGCCTAGTGGTCGCCTGAAGTACAGCGGGGAGACGTTTTCGGGATATAACAAACCGAAACGTACCCCGGATGCTTCTAAGAAGTTTGCTGTTCTGGCTAAGAAAGATGACCAGGTTAAGCTGGTACGCTTTGGTGACCAGAACATGGAAATCAAGAAAGATAGTCCCGAGCGCCGTAAGTCTTTTCGAGCCCGGCACAAATGCGACACAGCAAAAGATAAGTTCTCAGCTCGTTATTGGTCCTGTAAAAAGTGGTAATCTAATGTCTCTTCTCAAAAATATGAACGCCCGTAAGAAGGCTGGTACTTCACGTTCCAAAGGTAAAAGCACTATCAGCAGTAAGACCTATAAAGATCTTAAAGCTGGTAAGATGAATAAGGGCGGCATGGCTACTAAGACAGCCAAACGCAAATGACCGATGCTCGCCTAGAACGCATCGAAAAGAAGCTAGATGAGATGGGCGAGGCGATAGTAGCTTTGGCCCGGATGGAAGAGCGTATGGTGTCGTTATTCAAGAAAATGGATGCCTATGACGCTATACAGGTACGTACTAACGACCGCATCGAGCGCCTTGAAAAAGTACAGGGCGTTAACGGGCAGACACTTAGGTTTGCCGAGCGCGTGTTCTGGATCGTAATCTCTGCCGCTGTCGGCTTCATGTTCTTTAAAATGAGAAACCCCTGATCCCTAGTAAAGGCAATACAATGACCGAAAAGAAGCTCTCAGAACGCCAGGAGAAGTTCATCGAAGCTCTGCTAGGTGAGGCCAAAGGTAATGTCCGCCAGGCTATGCGTATTGCTGGCTATAGCGATACTACAGCTATTCGAGAGGCTATGGCACCGGTTGCTGAGGAAGTTGCCGAGGCGGCACAGATGTTACTGGCCCTAAACGCTCCTAAGGCTGCTCTAGGCATGGTTGGCGTATTAGATGATCCTTCATCGCTTGGCGCACGAAATGTTGTAGCAGCGGCGAAAGAGCTTCTGGACCGTGCCGGTGTAGTTAAGAAAGAAAAAGTAGAGGTAAGCGGACCAGCTGGCTCCATGTTTATCCTACCTCCAAAACAAAGTTCTGAATGACAGACGATCCTGATTTCCCAATCAAGCGCCGAGCCAATGCTAGCTCAAAGATAGCTTACGGGTATATACCTACAAAAGAAGATCCTAGAGTATGTGTACCAGATCCGGCTTTCGTGCCGTTTGTACGCGAAGCTCTAGATCATATTGATCAGGGCGGAAGCCTTAGAGAGACAGCTGCATGGCTTACCGAGAAGACCGGTGTTTCTATTAGCCACCAGGGCATCAACCGCATATGGAAAGAGCGTAGAGGATCTCTACCAGAAAACCAGCGTGAGAAGCAGCAAAAGAAACAACGTAAGAAGGTAGCTCCAAAAACTGGACCCGCGAAAGCTAAGGCCAAGATTAAGCGCAAAGCATCTGACGCGAAACGTGTATTAGCGATGCAACAGAAAAAGCTTGAAGCCTGGGTTGATAAGGACACGCCGGAAGACAATATTAAGACTGTACCACTTTCTGACAGCCTAGATTTTGACTCTATCGAAAAGAACCAGGAAGATCGAACCGTTGTATTTGCTCCAAATCCTGGGCCACAAACAGACTTCCTAGCAGCGTCAGAGAACGAAGTACTATATGGTGGCGCAGCCGGTGGTGGAAAAACCATGGCCCTCATCGCAGACCCCATGAGGTACTTCGATAATAGTAACTTTAACGGTATTATCTTACGTCGAAGCACAGACGAACTACGTGAAATTGTTTGGAAAACTCAAGAGCTATACCCTCAAGCGTTTCCTGGTGCAAAGTGGGGCGAGAAGAAGAGCCAGTGGACGTTTCCGAGTGGCGCAAGGATCTGGCTAACCTACCTTGATCGTCCTGAAGATGTTCTACGTTACCAGGGCCAAGCCTTTAGCTACATCGCTTTCGATGAGTTGACGCAACACCCCACGCCCTTCGCGTATCTGTATATGAAATCTCGCTTGAGAACGACCGACCCTACTCTTCCTACGTTTATCCGCGCAACAACAAACCCAGGTGGCCCCGGACATAGTTGGGTCCGCAAGATGTATATTGATCCTGCGCCTGCGAACCAGGCATTTGCTGCAACGGACATCGAAACAGGTAAAACCCTGGTGTACCCGGAAAGCCATGAGAAAGCAGGACAACCTTTATTTACCCGGCGGTTTATACCTGCCAGCCTTTACGACAACCCGTATCTGACTGCAGACGCGAGCTACGAGGCTAACCTTCTATCTCTTCCTGAAATGCAGAGGCGACAGCTTCTGGAAGGCGATTGGGATGTAGCAGATGGGGCAGCATTCCCCGAATTCAAGAAGGCTGATCATGTTATCGAGCCGTTTGATATTCCTAACGAGTGGCGGAGATTTCGTAGCTGTGATTACGGCTACAGTAGTTACTCAGCGGTCCATTGGTTCGCAATCGATCCATCTTATGAAACATTATATTGTTATAGGGAACTCTATGTCTCAAAACACACAGGAAAAGATCTTGGCGCAGCTGTTCTCGAAGCAGAGAGAGGTGAACCAATTAGTTACGGAGTATTGGACAGCTCTTGCTGGCACAATCGTGGCCAACTTGGACCGAGTATTGCCGAAGAAATGATAGCAATGGGGTGTCGTTGGCGTCCAAGTGATCGGACAGCTGGCGCACGGGTGGCAGGTAAAAATCAATTTCATCAACGCCTTAAAGTAGACGCAGAAACTAGCCTCGCTGGCATTATTTTTTTCAATACCTGCCGCCAGATTATATCGGATCTACCCGTCATCCCTTCAGATCCAAAAGGGAGCGATGACATAGACCCGCGGTACGCAACCGATCATGCCTACGATAGCGTAAGGTACGGCATAATGAGCCGTCCTAGAGCAGCTTCCCCATTTGATATGGGTAAAGGCGTTCCAATTCAGAACTATCGCCCAGCTGACGCCTCGTTTGGCTACTAGAAATACCTAATATAGCTAAAAGGAAGCCCTAATGGCCTTCATGAACCCCCCAGAAGACGTAGTAAACTCCGAAGATCTAACAGAACTTGCTGATGTAGCTGTTTTGGAAGAGGACGGGGATGTAGAAGGTGAAAATACCGAGTACGGTGGGGTAGTTGCGATGGTCGAGTCGGCTTTCCGGCGCTCAAAAGACCACAGATTGTCCGATGAAACCCGCTGGTTGATGTCTTATCGCAATTACCGGGGAATTTATGGCCCAGAGGTGCAGTTTACGTCTACTGAGAAGTCCAAGGCCTTCGTTAAGATCACAAAAACCAAGGTTTTGGCTGCATACGCGCAAATCGTTGACGTTTTGTTTGCAGGAAACAAATTTCCCATAGGTATTGAGACTCGAAACACCCCTAACAACGTGGCCGGTGAAGTAAATTACGACCCAGAACAGATTACCTCTGAAAAGGTTAAAGAACGGGCTAAAATAGACTTCAAAGTAGCCCGTAAGTACAACAGACCGGAAATTGAGCGTGATCTGGGCGTATATAAAGACGTTTTGTCCCCAGTACACGAAGAATTGAATACTGGGGCGGGAACATCACCTACCTCCGTTACATTTGAGCCTGCCAAAAAGGCAGCATTGATGATGGAAAAGATGATGCATGACCAGCTTGATGAAAGTCAGGCGTCCAAGCACCTTAGAGCGATGGCTTTTGAATGCTCTTTGTTTGGTACAGGCATTATCAAAGGCCCATTCGCCTATGACAAAGAGTATCCGAGATGGAATGAAGAAGGCGTATATTCCCCTGAATTCAAGACTATTCCTAAGATTGAGTCAGTAAGCTTGTGGGATTTCTATCCAGATCCCGATGCTCGTAGTATGAATGAGGCTGAATTTACGATCCAACGCCATCGTATGAGCCGTACTAACATTCGTAGCCTTAAAAACCGCCCACACTTTCGTGAAGAAAGTATTGAGCTGGCTATTGGTTATGGATCTAACTACGTCCGGGAATATTGGGAAGATGCTCTAGAAGACAGCTCAAACTCTGACGATATAGACCGTTACGAGATACTTGAGTATTGGGGCATGTTAGATACTGATATTGCCGAGGAGGCTGGCTTAGAGCTTCCAGATGATATGCAAGATCGTACAGAAGTTCAGGTTAATATCTGGATCTGTAACGGCCAAATCCTGCGTCTAGTAATCAACCCATTTACTCCGAGCCATATCCCATATCACAGCGTACCCTTCGAGATGAACCCATACTCATTTTTTGGTGTAGGTGTTGCTGAAAATATGGAGGATACGCAGCTCATAATGAACGGAACGCTACGGCTCGCGATAGACAACGCCGCCCTATCCGGTAACTTGTTGGTAGAGGTAGATGAGACCAATCTCGTTCCAGGACAGGACATGGAAATCTACCCCGGCAAAGTGTTTCGGAGACAGGCGGGTGCCCCTGGCCAAGCGATTTTTGGCACCAAGTTCCCCAACGTGTCTAACGAGCTTCTAATGATGTTTGATAAGGCACGACAGCTAGCAGATGAGGCCACAGGTATTCCCTCATTTTCACACGGCTCTACCGGCGTCACAGGTGTTGGACGTACAGCCAGTGGTATGTCGATGCTTATGGGTGCCGCTGCAATGAGCATTAAAGCTGTGGTCAGCAATGTAGATGACTACCTACTAGCGCCCTTGGGTAAGGCTCTGTTCGCCTTCAATATGCAATTTGCTTTTGACGAAGAGTACACAAAGGGCGACTTAGAAGTAATTGCAAAGGGTACTGAGAGCCTGATGCGAAATGAGATCCGTAGCCAACGCTTACTGCAATTTATGCAGATGTCTGCAAACCCAACTATGCAGCCCTTTGTAAAATATGATTATATCTTACGTGAGCTGGCAGCTTCTATGGACCTGGATGAAGATAAGATCTTAAACGATCCGCGTGAAGCCGCAATTCAACAGAAAATGATGGCTGAAATACAGGCCATGATGCCCCAGCAACCTCCACAGCCTCCACAGGCTCAAGGAGCAGTCCCTGGAGTGGGTGACCCCACTGGAACGGGTGGTGGCAATATAGCGCCTGGTAACGCCCCTGAACCGGGCTCTCAGGGCTTCACAGGAGCCGGAGGCGGAGCCAATGGGGGTAATGCACCTCAACAGCCTCCTGCAGCGCCACAAGGCCCCGTACAGTAATGAGTAAGGACTTATATCGCTCCCTACTTCCGCTTGTTAACGAGCATGAGCAAATGAAGCGTCTACAGGCATACGTTGATTATCGTATCGAAGGCCTACGTGACCAGCTCGAGACCTTAGGTGATGCCGACCAGGTTAAGGCATATCAAGGTGCTATCCGAGAACTACGTCGATTTAAGACCTTAAGAGACGAAGTACGTAAAGGGGCTGAATGATGGCAGATGATCTAGAAGCCACCCAGACATACTTCTCCCCGCAGACGCAGGAAGAGCTAGATGAGATGCTGGCTAGTATGGGTAACGACCGACCTATGCGTACTATTGGCGCAACTCTGAGCCCTACACTTCGTGATGAACTAGGAAACCCCGTGCCAGTAGATCAGTTTGGTGAACCTATCTACTTTGACTCTAATCCTAACTATGATCCTAACGCTAAGCCTAGTCTTTCCAACGCCAAGAAAAATATAGCGGCTGCAGCAGATGGCTTATCAGAATTTGTATCTGACCCCATAGGCGGGATTACTGAGTTTGGTAAAGGTGTTGTAGATGCAGGCGCAGACTTTGTAGACCGAGCTCGTACAGGTAATTCAACTCTTGGTGATGTCTTTGGTACGTTAGGTACAATGATGGGCTTTGGCCCTGCAACAAGTATCGCCACTAGAGGCTTATCTAATACGATTACGGATTTTTCTGATCCTTCTATGTCTAGGATTTTTCTTACCCCTAAGACACCTAACCTTACTCCTGAGCAGTCTGCTAACTATGTGACTGCGTTGGACTTAGCCGACCAGGGCGCAAACCCTCTTACCATCAAACAACAAACTGGATGGGAGAACCTGGCAGGTAAGGAATGGGTATACGAAATAGACGATAGCGCTTCTCAAACCCGTGCAACAGCTCTTAATACCGGTGCTACTATTGATAAAGAATTTACCGTCCCAGGCGGGTCTATTACTGGACAAGAGCGTAAAGGGTTACTGTTAGCAGCGCAGCGCGACATGATTAATCTCAAAAAGCAGTTTAAAGCAAACGAGATAAATGAGCAGACGTATCTTGATTTAGCTGAAGCGAGACAAAGAGCCTTAGATACAGAGCTATCCTCTAAGTCAGATGACAGAGTTGTAAGCCGATCTGTACCCCTTGCCCCAACAATGAAAGACCGAGGCAGGCTAGATCAGGTTTTCTACCACCCGGAGCTTTCTAACTACGTAGATACTTCAGGTTACACGGCTACCTCTGGGGCTCTTAAAGGTCGTAAAGAAGGCATCATGGGAGACCACGACCCATATGCAAAACACATAAACGTGTTTACTCGCCAGGATCCCGATCAACGACTTCCAACCATGTTACATGAAGTGCAACACCTTACGGATGCTGCTTCTAAGTCTCCTGGTAAGGGCTTTAACACAGACAGATCCCCTAGAATTAGAGAAGCTGCACAATCCATATTTGATAACAAGCTACGGTCCTTTGTACAAAATAAGATGCAAGACACCCTAGATACTATAAACATCTACACTTTTGGTGCGGAGATGGATGATATTGGGCTAACAAACTTACTCTCTAATTCATTAGTTTATGACAAGCCTTCAGGATCAAGAATTTTAGACAAAAATCTTTTGAAAGAAAACATGGAGGTTAACGGTTTCACGGATACCGACCTTACATTCAATTATATGGAAGAAACTAATCCACAAACTCTACAGTCCATAGAAGAGTATGCCTCCATCCTTGGTAGTCGGGAAAATACTCTATCCCGATATTCTGACTTTAAGATCTATGAAATGGAGTTAGGAGAAGTCAAAGCTCGCTTAGCTGCGGATCGTTCAAAGCTAACCGATGAGCAGCGCCGTAACTCCTTAGCTACTGAAGACATAGCCACAACCAGTAAGAAAATACCGGTAAATTTGTCGGCAATATTCACCCCGGATGAATTCTAATACAGGCAACCAGTAATGTGGATACTCATATTCTTTCAAATACTGAACAACAACGTAACGCATTATCAGCTAGGCCAATACCCAACTCAAAAAGAGTGTGAACAAGAGCTTTCTAAAGCCACCGTTCTAGTAACAACAAGTAACATTGCGATTTACTGTTTTGAGGTAAAAAATGGATAAAGTAAAATTACCTGCGGCTTTAATTCTAGCTATGGCTATTCAGTTTGGTGGTGCAATCTGGTGGGTATCTCAACAAGCCTATATTATTGAAAGCTTGCAGGAAGAAGTTTCTGAATTACACGAATTAACCCAAGTCATCGGCTTAGACGTAGACCAACTTATCCTGTTCGCAACATTTACAGAAAATCGTTGGGCGGAAGCTTACGCTGAGGACATGACTTATATACGCCAATTTGGCACAAAAGCTGTCCCTCAAAATACAGGTAGATAATGGATAAGAGCTTTTACCGCCTATTGCTTCCTTTGGTGAATAACAAAGAGCAAATGGATCTACTGCACGATTACGCTGCAGCTAGAATTGAAGGTCTTCGTGATCTTCTGGAAAAACAAAAAGACCCCCAGAGAATTTTAGAAGTCCAAGGGGCAATCACAGAACTTCGTAGATTTAAAACGCTTCGTGATGAAGTGATTAAGGGTGCAGACTAATGGACAACAATCTTACAACAAGCCCTCGCCCTAAGTCTCGCCCAAAGACAGTATTACCCTACGAGGATGCAGATAAGATTGAGCGTCTGGTATGGGCAGAAGCCCGTGGGGAGGGCATAGAAGGCCGAAACGCTGTTCGTGGGGTGATCTTCAACCGATTAGCCTCTTCACGCTTCCCAGACACCGTAGATGAGCTTCTGACCGCAGATGAGTTTGAACCCATCCGTAAGTATGGTGACGTTTATAGCATCCCCGTACCAGAAGAGGATTTGCAACAGGGTCACGCTGAGTTTGCTGATTACTATCAGATGGGTGAGGACGCAGTTGATGGGCGTACATTCTTTCAGAACACGAAGACCACTACGGCCCGTGGTACAAACTTTTCTGGCCCAGACCCAATAACCATCGGGAAGCATACCTTTACCCGTGGCTACGAAGGACAAGAGCCAGTGTACGACACAGATTTTTCACATAACATTACAGTGACCTACCCAGAATATGCAGAGGCCAACACAGAAGGTATGGCCCTTGGTGGTTTAGCAGTAGCGCGAAAAGGCATTATGACCCCGGAAGGTAAAGAAATGGCAGATAATAAATTTCAATTAGACGAAAACAAAGCAGATCTGGACAATGACGGGTCTCTCTCGTCTTACGAAAAAACCCGTGCAGAAGCTGTACAGAAAGCCGTAGATAATCCCGACCAGGATGAAAAGTACTCTATGTACCACGGCGGAATGATGGAGCCTGTAGATCCTGTTTCAGGCAATCCTATTCCACCAGGCTCTACTGCAGAGAATGTGCGAGATGATATAGACGTTAACCTGTCTGAAGGTGAGTACGTTTTACCTGCAGATGTTGTGAAATGGCATGGCCTGAAACACATCATGGATATGCAGGATGAAGCCAAATCAGGTTTAATGATGATGGACAGTATGGGCCTACTCGTAGGTGATACACCTGTATATGAAGAATGCTCACAATGTTCTGGCGAAGGCTGTGAATACTGTGAAGGAGAAGCCTCTGAAGAGGACGAAATGGAGACACCTGAGGGAAATGAGATTGAACTTCCAACAGTAGAAACTGTTGAGAGTGAGATCATCGAAGGTGATGAAACTGAAGAACTTGCTGAAGATGAAATGTACGGCAAGGAAGAAGAAAGCATGCCTTCGATGTTTGGCATGGTGAAAAGACCAAAGATCTCTTTCATCATTTAACATCACTGGGCCACCCGCAAAGCGGCCCCCACCCCCAGAGGAAAATATGGCTAAGTATAAGAACGCACTCCGCGAAGATGCGGATGATATGACCTATTCACAAGAACTTGCTGCAACACAGGTAGAAAGCCAACCACAAGAGGAAGTTAGCACTGATAGCGAAGATGCTAGTTTCCGTAAACGGTATGGAGACCTTCGGCGGCACATGCAGCAAACCCTGGCACAAAAAGACCAGGAACTTACTGATATTAAGCGTCAGCTAGATAGCGCTGCTAAAGGTCAAATCAAGTTCCCTAAATCAGATGAAGACATTGAAAAGTGGTCTAAAAAATACCCTGATGTAGCTCAGATCGTAGACACCATTGCCCGTAAGCGAGCAAACGAAGCCCTAGAAGAGGGTGAACGGCGCTTAGAAGGTCTGAAACAGCTAGAGAACAAGATGACCCGCAAAGAAGCTGAAGGACAGCTACTATCTTTGCACCCAGACTTTCATAAGATCCGCAGCGATAGTGGGTTCCATGAGTGGGTTACGGATCAACCACAGTATATCCAGGATGCCCTCTATAAGAATAACTCAGACGCAAAAGCAGCTGCTCGAGCGATTGATTTGTACAAAGCGGATAAAGGAATTCGACGTAAGTCTTCCACCTCTGCAGATGCCGCAAAAGCGGTAGGTAAACCCTCCAGAAGCGCCCCAACCACAACCGGGCAGGCAACATTCTCTGAATCACAGGTCCAACAAATGTCGGACAAAGAGTATGATAAAAATGAAGATGCCATTCTGGAGTCCATGCGTAAAGGTAACTTCTCATATGATGTTACCGGAGCAGCACGTTAGTACTTGATATAAAAGAACTTTTCGTGTTATAATGTAGTTGTCAATAAGAGGCTAAATAGCCCTTAATCACTACATGAGGCCACCTTTCAAGGTCTACCCTCAACCATTCCCAAATTCAGAAGATCAAAGACGTTCTAGTCTACCAGCAATGGAGAGGCCCGGAGCTATAATATCACGGCCTGATATGTAGCTACGCACCCTCAAACCCATGCTGCCACTGTTTGTCCCCTTCTGTGTTCTGTCCAGAGCCTTTTCGGCTCCGCCATTTCACAAGGAGAAACAAAATGGCATTTCCATCAGCAGGCGGTTACGGCAATTTACCAAACGGTAACTTTAGTCCTGTAATCTATTCCAAAAAAGTACAGAAGGCTTTCCGCAACAGTTCCGTTGTAGAAGATATTACAAATACTGACTATGCAGGCGAGATCGCCAACATGGGTGACTCAGTTAAAATTATCAAAGAGCCTGAAATCACTATCAATTCTTATGCACGTGGTACAACACTTGCGACTCAAGATATCACGGACGCCGACTTTACAATGATCGTTGACCAAGCCAACTACTTTCAGTTTGCGCTCGACGATATAGAAGAGGCACATAGCCATATTAATTTTATTGATTTGGCAACAGACCGTGCTGGTTTCAAACTGCGTGACGCATTTGACCAAGACGTTCTGGGCTACATGTCCGGTTACACATGGAACGGTTCTGCATGGGTTGCCCGCACAGCCGCTGCAGGTACTAAATCAAATGCAGCAGCAGGCGCAGACGAATTGCTGGCAGCTAACAAGCTGACACAAGGTGCCTTCGGTGGTTCCACCGCAGCTAACTCCATTCCTGTCACTG